GTAGCTTCACGATCAAGCTGGAGAACGCTATCAGCGTTGGCACGAATCTGATCCGGGATGTCCTTGTGGAAGGCATATACATCAGCGAAATACGTTGGAGTATTATCGATGCTGTAACCCGAACCTGCGGACTCAGTGCCTGGGGCACGGAGCTGCATCTCGTCGCGGTTAAAATCGCCACGGTCATACGTGTAGTAGCGATCAGACTGTTTCTGCACCGGGATACTCGGAAAGACCGAGCTGGCGACAAAAGAGTCCTGGTTTTGAAGGAATGCGATGCTGATGTTCGTCAACGGAGCGTTAACGTGTACATCGCGAGCTGTTGGCTGAGGCATTTTTAGTTACTCCCTTATTTCAACAGTACAGCGACGATGCTGCCCGCGCCGGAACCGGCTTCGAGAGCAACTGCTACAACGTCCGCTTGAGTAGCGGTTGTGATTAGATCACCGTTAGCGTCCGTGGCAAGTAATGCACCACGAGCCACAGCGGCACCGACCTTTGCTCTTGCCGCGCCTTTGTATTGTACAATGGCAGCTTGGCCAGCAGCATTAGGGTTGTTCTGAAGGATTCCAGCGATATTCGACTCATTGACGCCAGCGACGACGGCTCCGTTTGTACCAATTTTAACGGCACGGAACTGTTGTGCGCTGAGGTCAGCGGAGGCCTCAATCGTGAAATCTACTTTTACTGCGTTAAAAGACATTAGCTTTTCTCCCGCTTGTCAATTAGCCTTCGTAAAGGTCTGGGTTAAGGTCCAGAGCTTTGGTGACCGCTTCCGACTCACTAAGCGAGCTGTCTTCTTTACGAAGCTCAGCAGCCGCTTTGGCGATAGCAGATGCGTTGTCAGAGGACTCTGGCTGTCCGTCTCCACCCTTCTCGACCAGGAAATCTCCCTTCGCGATGGTGTCGAACGCAGCTTCAAGAACTGACTCAACCTGAGCATAAGCTTCAGGCGCGGCCTCGGAAAGAGTTTTCAGAACACGACCGAACTCGTCGGTTGCGTCTTTACCCTCGTCTACCTTAGGAAGAGTTGCACCCTTCTCAACGTATCCAGCGGCCTTTGTGATAAACGTTGCTGCTACGCGAGCGTCTTCAGCTTTCTGAAGCTTCTCAATCGTCTCAGCTTGTTTGGTGATAGTCGCAGTTTGCTCGTCAAGAGATTTCTGCACAGATTCCGGAACAACCTCAGATGCACCCTTAGATGCGGCTGCGGCTGCGGCGTCATCAGCAGCTTTCTTTTCGATTTCAGCGGCCGTTAGTTTTTCTACACTTTTCGGCATTACCGTTTTCTCCACTAAGTCTGGGGTTGTTGTTGGGGAACCTGCATCGGCATCTCCCGGTTTGATTCCCCGGTCTAAGAATTCGTTGATCAGAATAGAAGCTCCACGCAGAGCGTCCATAGCTCCTGTATCGAGTTTCTGGAGCTGCTCTTGGAACTCTTCTCGTCTGGCCGTAAACACATCGAATGGCATTACTTGATCTTTCCTTACGGCTTCTTCAAGTAAATCGCCAAGCTCTTTTCCGTCTTTGGCCTTGGTTATGGATGAGGTCAATGTCTCAATATCTTCAGGAAATAAATTCGTGAAGAACAAGAGCATGTCTTCGAGGGACATATTGACTCTCAATCCAGATTCATCCAGAGGTACGAACTCGCCCGACTCATGATCGAACTTTTCCATATCTCCAAATCGTTTCTTCACCAGAACACTCAATCCATTCGCGGCAGTATCTACCAGCGCAATGTGAGCATCCTTAGCGGTGAAGTCGAAATTTTTCAGTCGTCGTTTAGCCTGTGGCATGTGACTTACTGCTTGGTGTATTCAAGAATCAGTGTTACAGTCTCGGTAGAGAAATCATAACCATCATGATCGATGGTGATTGCTCCAGTTGACTCGACGATCGAGACACCTGATGGCGCCGGAGCAGCCGCTGAATTCGCGGCATTGGCCCTGATGACTGTGCCATCCAACACCGACCAGTTTGCAGTGATGAGGGTACTGATAAGATTTGCCAACGCTCCAACTGTGGTAGTTGAGACATTCGCAGCGCCGGTGAATTGAATCACTCGACGATAAACTGGTTTTTCATCAATAAATCTTGATTGAGTTTTGCTCTCACCAGAGATGTATCTTTCACCAAGAAACGGCCGTTGTTCTTTCTCAAATCCCATTATATTGTCTCCACGCTGGCTTTACAGCCTATTGAGAATCCCGTAAATTGTCCGCTCTTAACCATGTCCCATTCTCTTTGATGTTTCTGAGGATCAATATGCATGGTGCCAAGCCAATCGTCCTTTAGGACTTGACCCTCTCCCAGAACGAAATCGGCCTTCGCGATATAGCTTTCGACCATATCGAAATCGGCCATCTGTTCGTGCTGGACGTTGGTTTGCCGGCAACGGGTGTTAAAATTGAAACAAGCTTTTTCGACCTCGACTGCATCATAGATATCTCCGTGAAGGTCTACAACGTCGGGCCTTAAGATTATTGCGGTTACAAGTCCGCGACTTTCATCGACAGACTTGGCGATCTGTTCCCCGATCATCGGAGAACTTGAAAATTCGGTGTAGCTTGGAACAGCCTCTGCTTTGGTGATGAGCTGCTTCAATTGATCAAGAAGACCTGTCTTACCTTCTTTCATCACTTTATGTTTGTCCTTTTTCTTCTTCTTCGGTGGATGGGCCGCTTTAAGGAACTTAAACAAAGGACCAAACAATCCATCAAGATTTGATTTCTCAAATACAGGACCATCGTCGCCGGGGCTCCTGCCATTCAGGACATTGTTTAGCATCAAAGCTGTCATTCCAATGTCCACTAATTCGGATAGATTCGCAGTTTTACTAATGTCTTCGCCGTGGGCGATACCTTTCAAAAGTTGTAATCGGTCCATACGTTTCTCTTGTGCGTGAATAGCTCGACCAACTTCTGCTGCTTTGGCTCGTGAATCCGAACCTGTAAAACAGACTCCTTTTGAACCCCACCTATGCCCGGACTTTCCGCCCTTTTGACATTCTTGAACTGGCATTATTCTTCAGCCGGTCTGGAGGGATTAATCAGAATTACGCTGCATCTGCACGTTACGTGGGCGGGGGTAGTTAAAGCTGTACCGCCTTCGCCTTTTGTAAATGGTTCCGTCAGGCCGCGAATTTGATTGTGCATTGGCCGACATATCGGACATACACGCTCATCTTCTGCTGTGATCCATTTCCTAAGAGTGGCCGGATCAAGTACACCACGTTGAACGAGTTGGTCCCAGTACATCTGTCTGCCTTGGGCCGTAGCTATAAAAGCTTCGTTCCGTGCGATTGCGAATGCTCGTTCTCCAAGCATCCTCTCCGATCGCACTGCCAAGGTTCGTTCGATGACTTCCTTGGTGGCTCCTTCTCCAATCATTGATTGACGAAGGTTTGCAAGTGCTTTTTGCTGCGGTACGGTCAGACCAATTACTTCTCTGATCTCTCTCGCAGCACGGCGGGCACTCTCGCCGGAACTTATCATCTCACCGATGATGCGCTGGATAGCTCTTTTCGAACCTCCAGTGATTTGTGTTACTTGCCTGGCGCCGTTTGATCGAATCCACTTCTGAATTTCGTCGGCCAGGGGATCGAAGGCTCCGCCCGCTGCTTGAAGGCTGATTGGAAGTTCAGTCCTTGCAAGGGTGGAACCCGCTAAAAGTGCGGCTATGACGCCAGCGGTCAAGGGTCCACTCAATTCATCTTTGAGGGTCTCGATCTTGGTAGCCTCAAGGGCCGCTTCTTCATCGTCCTCGTTCAAGGCTTCAGTAAGCCTGGCCAGGACAACGCTATCCTTAATCGTCTTTATGGCGTCTTTGATAGCTTGACGAAGCGGGGCTTCTTGTTGTTCGGCGGTTTCTCTGAGCTTATCAGCTCGTTCCGTCTGTTTTTGCCCCGCCATCTACATCTACCTCAAGGAGTGTGGATTCATTGTCGCGTTTAGGTGCATCCGCCTGGGCTCTTAACCAGTTCTCCAAGTCTTCATCCGGCATGATGGTTCCGCTGGAAGTCAGTTTCGAGAAGTAATCGGCGAGCTGTTCAAGATCACGCTTCTCGATATCACCGAAGACAACCTTCGGCATTGTAGCCGGGTTCCAGTCATTGAGACTCCAAAGACGTGGAAGGGCTTGACTGTTGAAGACTGAAGCGATGCTCTCTAACCACGCGCCAATTGCAGAGGCGAACAACTTCGTCTTGTTATCTGAGAGGGCGAACGATCCTACGGACTGTTGGCCCAAAAGAATAAAGTCGGCGAGTATGGTGCCTGCGATCCTCTTATCGTATCGCTGAATAACCTGCTCGGTGTCAAATGCCTTGCCGGACCCGTTCTCGCGCCCGAGCAGTTTGAAGTCGAACAGTTTGTTGCCGTTCTCGTCGTAGGCCAGCGGAAATACGATACCAGACTGTTCGTTGTTACGAATGCTGGTGACGATCTCTTTTACTGCGGCGAGTACCGCCTTCTGATCAGCGGTCGCGCTGTCCTCCATATATACAGGAGGCATAAGTGCGATTGGAACGCCGGCCAAGTCTCGCTCGATGCCGATCGCTTCGATTTCCTCAATACGCTTCTTGAAAAACCAAGCGCGATAGGCGTTGCGAAGCACCGAACGTGATTCTGGATTATCTTTCTTGCTGTTGACTCGGAACAGAAGAAAGCGTTCAGCGGGAATGACGACCTCATTACCACCTTGAGGTGGGAGTTGAACTAGGCCCTTTAATTCGTTCGAGGGTACACCGTTCTTGGGCTCTTTGAAAACCCATCTCTGGATCGTGTCCTGAGCCCTGGACGGAAGTTTCCGCCATGCCCATTTGCCATCGTTGAACTTGCTATTGAACCGGGGATTCTTTCCCGGCCCGTTGCGCCGTTTGTAGATCAGTTCGTGTACACTGAATCCAAACGGTAGAAAACTGAGTATGTCGTTGATGACCTCGGAGAAGGGTTTCTCCATATCATCCATCATAGATAGAACGAAGTCCTTACGCTCATTTGATTCAGCGTCGTCTTCGTCAGCGGACTCAACGTCCCACTTAACCCCTCGGATGAGCATTTCCACTGCGAACAGGATAGCTCCGACTACGGAGTCATTGTCGCTCATCTCTCGCCAAACTTTATTGCCCAGAGGCCATTGAAGCTTGCGTAGGATTTCTTCGTGGATTACGCCGTCGAATTCGTTGAGACCGGTTGAGCCAATCTCAGAGTCGGCGGGAACCCGAGGGAGCGTGTCTCTGGCTCTTAGAACCATTGTGCTCTCCTCAAGAAAACTTTCCTTATACCCCTATTATCGTCGGAAGTTAACATAATGTCAAGCTTTAATTTCCAATATCGTCGAATTGATTAGTCTGCTTTCCGAACTTTACGTCGATTGTGATGTCGGGAATGACCATATTATCCTTCAGTTCATTGAAGGCTCCAGATGCTCCATCTGGTTGATCATCCTTGTTATTATTATCTTTGTCGTCGAAAATACAGTTCTCATTTTCCTTGTGAAAAGATTCGACCCAAATACCCGACATAATGCCTACTTCGCCCACTTCACAGCCGGCAGAGAAGGGTTTATATCTATCTAGTTTGTTACCGGTCGGCCGCCTTTTGCGCGCCTCAAAACTCCTCTCAATGAGGGCTGTGGTGAGGTCCATCGCGTCGGCCTTACCGGAGGAGCCCGGCTCTTGCTCAACTACTATCCGGACCCGCTTACCATCAGTGTCGGCGGTATCCATGATAAGCTTCTTCACGCCCGCGGGCATTAAACGGGCTCGCTTCACATCACAGATAACGTATCGAGGTGAGTATCCTTTGGGCTGTTTGGCCATTTTCAGGCCCACAGTCCAATCCGGATTCGGGTAAACCTCAGACGGAACTGATGCAGCTCGATCCCAGAACCTTACAAACGTGGAGTTGGGATGCACTCTTGTAACCTTGGGCAACCAATCTCTCTGATAGTAGCTGCCGGCGCTCGGCCGAACATCCCAGTTGCCGCCAAGCAAAGACTCTCGCTCGACTTGCGGCATAGCCTTCAACGACGCCAGATATCCAGGATCATTTTTCAGAAGAATTTTGTTGTCGTAAATAGTGGCCGGAATAAACGTGAAACTCTTCGGAAGAATCTCTTCCTCCACCGTAGCATTCTCGACCTGAAAGGTGTCGATCAGTTCTTGCCTGGAATCAGCCCAGATCATCTCATCGTTCAGACGAATGAACCAACGAACTACACCGATACGTTCTTCGATAGGAAGGCCGTCAAGGCCAATCCACCAATCAATCCATACACGGACCCAGGAATCCGGATCAGGGTTACAGGTGCCTCGCATGTAGCCGGGCACGCCCGAGGAAGACCGATTACGAGAAAGCATGTATGTGATCATGCTCTCGGTAAAGTGGGTGATCTCGTCGAACAGCAGCAAGGGAACCTGTGCTCCCTGCCAATCGAGTTTGTTTTTTTCGTGCTCCATATGCCGGAACACGACTTTCATCCCATCTCGAATACCGTTGACTTCCTGGCCCCAATGGTATTCCATATCGGACTTATGAATCGTTCCCTCGGTCTGAGGATACATCTTCGCAGCCTCATCCCAGAGCGCACCTGGGTTAGTGAGCTGTGGCGAAGTCCGTCTGAAGACAACCGCAGAAAAGTCTTGATTATTTTTGTGCCGAAGAGGCTCCAGCAACAGAGCGTAACTTTTGCCGCCACCGGCCGCCCCGCCGTAGATAACTATATCGGCTATAGATGCAAGAAAAGCCGTCTGAGGACCGGGCTGCGGACCAAGGACTTTCATTGTCATTATATGTCAGCCCAATTTGGGAGGTCTTCATCGTCATCCAACGCGATTAGTTCCCGCGCAAGTTCTGGAGAGAACGGAATAGTAACACCATCCTTTTCTGGAAGAACGATTTGAGGTTGTGCGGCAACTTCGCCGTGCTCTCTTGAATTAGCAGGAAGGAAAATTTGTACTCCAGTTCCTTTTCCTGTTCCGTCGTCGGTTTTCACTTCCACCGATTTCAGTTTGGGCGCCATGTATGTCAAAAGTTCTTGAGCACATTTCGCCCTAAGATTCGCAGAGATGCGATCTGATTTTCTTAGCCCCAGATGATTCCTGGATTCTTCGTTCGCGTTCATAATGTAAAATAGAACTTCGATCGGACTAAGCATCTGGTCGTGAGAAAGTTTACTAACCATCTCGCGAACATTTATTCGGTTTGCTTTCTTGGGAGTGTGCTTCGTTGTACGCTTGTCACCAGCCCTCCACAGATTCGGGTTGGCGATTTGGTTAGGTGTCAGGGTACTGCCGTCCGGGGCGAGCTTTGCGTTTATTCGGTTGTAAAGTTCAGGCGGAACTATAGCCGTGTCGCCGGGTTCTGGATCATTAGGATCATGAATAGTTAATTCAGAGGTATCTCCGTAATCATCTCCTCCGTGTACGACACCTATCTGTGGAGGACTCAGAGTAACATCCTCTGCGCTGACGATCATTCCGTCATCAAATAGGTCGTTCTCTAAATCGTTCATCTCATCCTCTGTGAAAGTAAAAGGATGGGAGCCCTCGTGAAGAAGGCTCCGACATCCAGGTTGCCCCTGAGCGGAGCTGAGGAGGAGATAGTCCTGACGGGGACCAGCCGTTGTTCGGTTACCAGTAGTAAATCCACGGCTTTGTATTGAGAGGCCAATTCAATTCATGCTCTCCTCTGATTACATGATGTTGAAGTCTTCGGCATTCGGCTCGACGCTTTTTGTGCTTAAAATAACGGCGCCATTCTTTCGGTTCGTTCGCCATCCAATTATCGTTCTTGCCAATTCTTTCTTTGGCTTTGTAACCGTGGTGATATGTTCGGCTCATGATGTTCTCCGGTTATACGGTATTACATCATTTCCATACTCCTGGATTATGTTAAATTGACTGGTTAAAAGAAAAGCCGCAACATGAATGAAGCGGCCTCTCTAATTCTGCTGATGCTCTTTCAACCGGTACGACCGGTCTCGCAGTGCGAGGGCAAGGGCGAACATCCTTTCGGATCAGCTACACATTCGCCTTCAATTACTCTTTTGCTTTG